AAGAAATCTTGAGCGCTGGATGATTAAACGTCTGTTGCAGATTCTTGAGAGCTGGTGGCAGTTCGCTTGTAAAGGTGCCCTTTTGAGCAAACAGTGCAGCGGCCTCATCTAAGTCACGGGGCGGGTTCTGAAACAAGCTGATAGCTTCGGCCTCGGCCTTGGCCAGCGCATCAGCTTCCGGCATACCAGAGTCGAGCGCCTCGCGGTAGATCGACTTGCTGCGTCGAGTGATCTGGGTGTTGAGCTCCATGCGGTACAGCACGCCCTTGAAGAACTCATCCTCGGACATCAGCATTCTGCCGGGCAGGGTGACCGCTGTGCCGTAGTAGTCGATGGCCTTGCCCAGCCACTTGTCTTGCTCGATGCCAAACGCAGCAGAGCTGATTGACGGCAGGGTGGTGCCACGCTGCGCCTCTATCTTGCTCATCAGATCATTGGGCTGGTTCTTCTTGAACGCAGTGCTGGCCAGATCAAAGCCCTCGACCAGCCCATTGCGCAGCGACTGGATCATGGTCAGCGCCTCGTCGTAGGCGATCTTGTCAGCCTCGCTGCCGGGCACCAGTGACTTCCATGAGCGCACACCGGGTGGCAGCACGTTGCTGTAGAAGGATGCGACTAGTCGCTCTGGGATCTGGTACAGGCCAAACATGGTGTTGGACACAATGTTCTTGGCATGCGACACGGGGCTGGACAGCAAGCCGTTGATGTAGGTGGTGAACCACACATCCTTCAAGCCGGACATGGTTGACTTCTCGATCATGGCGTTCTGGGCTGCACGCGACTCCAGCGTCAAGTAGGACTTGGCCATGTCGGACAGCGCAGCGTCACCGCCGTACTCATCAATTACTTGACGCACCACAGCAGCGTTGCCATCGCGGGGAATGCGGAAGACGGCCAGCGATCTGGCGGTCTCGGTCTGGATGCCTTTGACACCGCGCTGGATCAGGCCGTGGAAGGCGATCTGCTGGCGCAGCACCAGCTTGTCAACGTCAGTGGCGTTGCCAGAGTTAACCAGCTTAAACAGGCGATCCAGCTCATTGGCGCTGGACTCCAGCACCTCCAACGCTTTGTAGGTCTCGACCGCGTTGGCCATCATCTTGCCATCGCTGCCGATCAGGCGAGACAGGAATCCCTCACTGATGCCGGACTCTGCAGCCTTGTCCTTGATCTCTTGGAAGGTGACCGCCTTGGTCTTGATATTCAGCGCATCAGCCACGCCGCCCACAATGGCTGCGGCATCCTCGGTCTGGTAGCGCGACAGGTTGAAGGGCTCGACTGGCACGCCAGCAGCAGCCTCGGCAGCGGTTGGGCTGGGTTTGCCAATGTTGGGGGCAGCCGCTGCACGCTTCTCAACAGCGGTGGTGACTTTGTTGGTTAGGACTTGATCAGCCTCTGGGATCAGCTTGAACCGGCCAGCCTTGGCCGCATCGGGCAGCTCGCCGGGCAATGCACGGGCAGCGTCGGGCACAAGGTTGCGCTCGGCCTTGGTGGCTTGCCGGGTAATCAGCTTGCGCAGTGCGGCATCAACGGGGCCAGCGACTTGGATGCCTTCATCCATGCTGGGTGTGCCGGGCTCGACAGCCAATGGCATCTCGCCATCAGCGCCTTGGTCAGCGCCGGGCATGGGCTCAAGTGGGATCTGATCGGCTGGGGTGCTGGGCGCAGCGCCCGGCAGGATTTGACCTAATCGTTGATCAAGGGGTCGTTGTTCAATGGCCATCATTCAGCTCCAGACTGCAGAGCTTGACGGCCCTGTTTCACGCTTGTTCGTTTTCCTGCGGAAGCTCTTTTGGCTCCGACGGATCCACCGGCAGCTTGACTTGCGCCAGTTGTTTCCAGAGATCCAGCTCCGCTGGTGGTATTGAGTTTGGTGCCGAAGGTTGCGGCAAGTTCGTCGATTCGATCACGGTTTACTCCCGGCCATGAGTACCAAGGTTTCCCAAAGTACGGGTTAGCGCTGCCATCAGGTAGCGTGTCTTTGCTGAAGTATTTTACACCCGGAAAATCTGCTGGGATGATGCCGTTTTTCTTGTCCATGACCTGCTCGAAAAGAGCATCAAGTCCCGGTTTTGTGAATTCGTAATCACCACCCTTGGCTGTTGGGAACACAAACTTGTTGCCACCCTCTGGGGTGCGTTCGTAGCTGATGCCAAACGCACGCTCATGCATACGGCCTTCCTTGACCGGCACATTGGCAAATGCATTGGCCTCACCCTTGGCCGACTTGACAATGGTCTCCAATGTTGGGTGGGCGACCTCTTGTCCAGATGACAGCACCCAGCTTTCCCAGTGGTAACGACCCAAGCTGGCTTGATCGCCGCGGCCAACATTGGCATAGAGCTGATTGACGCGAGCACCAAGTGAGCGCTCCAAACCTTCATAGATGGCCAGTCCGGGGCCACCATCAAACAGGTGAGCCACATCGTCGTAGATCTTCTCGCCACCTGCAAACAGGCGGTTGATCTGGATGCGATCCAACACCATGACATCTTCGCGGCCAGACACCAGCAACGCAAAGGACAGCACCTTGTTCTTGATGCCGACATCTTGCGCCAGACCGTAGAAAGCCCGGCGAATCTGTGGCCCAGTCATGTTGGGATCAGCGATCATGTCGTGCAAGGCCTGCAACTTGGTACGACCATCCGGCAGCTTCTCTGACATCTTGGGCAGGAATGTGCGCAAGAAATCGTTGGCATTGGATGTCACCATGTTGCCGGGGCTGCCAGAAGGAATTGATTGCTTGATCATCTGTAGGCCAGCATCAATGTCAGCTTGGCCATACTCGCCGCGCAGCGCTTTCTGAATCAATGGGGTCATCGACTCAGCCAGATCAAGGAAGCCTGATTCATGCGGGTATGCAGACGCACGGCGCGACAGCATAGCCCACATCATCAAGCGGCCTGTAGTCTCAGGGCTTGCTGTGCCGTCGGTATAGATCTGCTTGAATTTGTCCACTACTGCAAAGCCACGGTTGGCCTCATCCAACTGACCCTTGGTCATCTGGCCAAACCAGCTCGACCATTTGGGCATATCGTTGGCGTTCTCGATCATCCAGCGTGGCGGGATCGGAACCTCGTTGGAGTTGTACACATTTGTCAACATGGCAGAGAAGCGCTCTGGCGATTCAAGCGGATCAGGGAATGACGTAGCCAGATCATCCAGCCGGACAGCAGCTTCTTCAAAGTTGCCGGGGTTGACAGCGTTGGGTATGTTTTGCGTCTTGCCCTCTGGCTTGTATGCGCCAGTTACCTTGACGCGATACTCAGGCGCAAGCTGTAACACTTGGCCTTTAGTGACTTTGTCAGATAGTTTGACCGCGCCCTTGTCAACTTTCGCTGCCGTGCTGGCAGTGACGCTTGAGTATTTCTCCAGTGGCACGGCACCCATACGAACAGGCGTGCCAAGTGCTTCCATGCTATTGAGCACCATCTCTGCTGCTTTGGGCACCAGCGGCTTGCCATACTTCACAGTGCCAGCCACACCCGGAACAAGGCCCAATACAGCAGCACCGCCTTGTAGAGCTGCAATACCGTAGTTGCCTTGCTGTGCAGAGGTGACAGCTTCCTTGCCTGTGTCTATTGCCTCTTCAGTCTGCAAACCTGTACCCAAAAACGGCACAAAGTCAGCCAAGCCTATGTTGAGTGGCAGGTTGCTACTACCCCCGCCAATCAGCGTTTGAGCGTTCTGACGGGCCTTGTAGCGATCCATGCCCAAGCCTTCAAAGGTGGACTGCAGCACCCCAGCCAAGCGCTCACGCACGGTCGGATCGTAGGGCTTGATGGTGTCTGGGTAGCGGCCACTGTAGGCTTGCTCTGGCAGCCCACGCGATCCAGCCTCGGCCAACAAGATGTCACCCGGCTGTCTGCCGGGCATGGTCTGCTCTGGCATTGCAGGCTCAATTGGTGCGTCAGGGAATTGGACAGCGGTCAGAGCCGACAGGTACTTGTCTTCAATAGAACTGAAGGCCATTATTGTTCTCCATTCGCTTGACGCAGCAATTGCTTGATGCGGTTAACCTCTTGCAGCTTTTTCTTGTCAGTGCCTGCTTTGCGCTCCAACGCTGGCAGCGTTTCATTGGTGATCGGGCCGTTGATCCACTCTTGCTTTTCAAAGACCTTCAATGAATTCTGCGCAGCCTTGGCTGACTCTGTGTTGCGAGTCTTGGCGATGCCATCTTCCAACTGGGTCAGGATCTGGCGCGGTGTCAGCGTCTTGCCTTCAGCAGCCGCTGCAGCTTGGATCTGCAAAGCCTGCGCTTGCAATTTGGTGCGGCGCTTGAACTCCTCACCCTTGGGGTCAATGACCACCACGCTGCCGGGAATCACAGGGATGCCAGACAGTTGAGAGATGCCGCGATCAAGCTCTGAGCTGTCGCGCCGGTCCTCGCTTTGCAAAATCTTGAGTGCTGCCACAGCATCCTTGCCGGTGATGCCCTTACCGACCAACGACCAGATCTGATCTGGCCGCGTGATGGTGTTGTTGTAGATGCCAGACAGCAGGTTGAAATTGATGGCTGGGTTGCCTTCACCGCTTGGGGCCAGCAGATCCTTAAGCGTGCCAATGGGCACCGATCCCTCTGGCAGCGCGGTGAGCTGGGCAATGAGCTGCTTCTTCTTGGGGCTGCCATCAGGCAGCGGGAAGATCTGTTCCAGCAGGTTGATGGCCTGAGCTTCACCAGCTCGCTTGGCCTCTGCGACCTTGGCATCTGCGATTGACTTCTTGTTGTTGACGGCCACCATGTAGTTTGCGGTCACCTTGGCCACTGCATCAAAGTCGTTGACGATCATTTGCTGCAATACTGGGCTCATCTTTCCGAGGTCACCGCTTCTGAGCTTCTGCAGTGTGCGCTCTGGGTCAACCATGTTTGCGTCGGTAATCAGCTCTTTGGTCACCGCGTTGATCTTGGCGGTGCGTAGTGCTGTCTCAAACTTGGTGCTGTATTCGATCTGCAAAGCCTTGTCACCCAGCAACAATGACTGAGTCAGCACGTTCTTGCGGAACACATCAGCCAGCTCGTCAATGGATCGCTGCTGGCCATTGGCATCAGTCCAGCTACCCTGCGAAATTGTTTGCTCAAGCAGCCGCGTGCTGTTGTCAAAGTCGGAGTCGAACTTGGCGATACGTTGTGCCTTGGCACGGTCGAGCTCGGCCTTGTAGGCAGCATTGAGCACGGTGTTGCCATGCGTAGCCATGGTGGCGCGGAACTTAATTGCGGCTTCTGGGTCAATGTTGGCCAGCGACTTTGAGTAGCCATCCGACATGGTCTGCACTTTTGTGGCCACCTGATCAGATGTGGCTCGGCCAGCCTCAACATCAGACAGCAGCTTCACCAACTCATTGCGACCCTCGATCTCAAAGTGGCCAGACAGCTCAAGGCTGCGAGCCTTGGCCACAGCTTGCGCAAAATAGCCAGCAGAGTTAACACTTGGAAGTGGAAGTGTTGATCCATTGGGGCCCATATACCAGCCCTCTGGATTGATGCCATCTTTTGCAAGTTGCACTTGCTCAGATGTCAACGGGTTTTGCGCAGCGAACTGCAAACCCTCTTGCTGGCGCATACCGGCAGCAGTTTGAAATGCGTTAGCACTCATGCGATCAAGGATCTGAGCAAGCTGGCTGGCACCTTGCGCGGCAACACGCGGCCCAATGTAGTCAACTGGTTGCTGCTGCGCTTGCACCATAGGCACATTACCCGCGCCGCGTATCTGAATTTGACCTGATTCGATTCTTGTTGCCATGTCTGTTTACCCGCTGGTATATGCTTTGTAAGCTGGAGCCAAAGCATTGGTCAGTGTCGCGTTGGCAAGGATGCCACCAGTTCTGCGAGCTGCATTGCCAGCAAATGAAAGCTGGCCAGCTTGGCTTCTTGCGCTGTACAGGTTGAGCATGTTCTGGTAGTCGGTGGACTCCACCATGGCGCTGGCATCCTCAAAGCCCATGACCCGTGCGGTCAATGCATTCAGATCGGCAATGCCGACATCGCGCATGGTGGCAGCCACGTTCTCGCGCTGCACAGCCTGCACAGACCCCTCACCCAACACTACACCGCTTGCAGCAGCTCTTGCGCGCACAGCCGCGTTGGTGGCACGCATGTTCTTGAGTAGGGTGTTGCCAGCAATGGTGTAGTTCTGCGCCTCCATTTCAGCGCGTTTGATTGTGCGGCCAGCTTGGATGCTTGCATACTGATCGGCCATGTCAGCACGCACTTCAGCCACCGCCAGCGTGTCGCGAGCCTGCAGCAGGTAGCTTGTCTGCTGATTGATCGCAGCGGCTTTCTGTGCCTCGGCTGCACCGTAGGCACCAATGATGCCTGCTACTCCAACTACTTGTCCGGGTGTTACTGCTGTTGCCATGTCATGTCCCTGAGAAAACCGCCACGCGGTAGTCCAAGCCCAGCAGGTTCATCTTGACCGGCAGGTCTTGCGACACCTCGATGAACTGCTCGCGGCTGTAGCCAAGCACGCCGTTGACACGCTTGATGCCAGTGAACTCTGGCAGCGGGTCATCCAGCAGCGGGTTGTCAAAAAGTCGGAACGCCACGGGCTGGTTGTTGATGATCATGTTTTGGGTCTCGTTGACCACAGCGCTGATCTCGACAATGCGCTTTTTGAACGACACTCGGCTGCCAGTCTGCAGCTTGACCTCGGCAGGCATGGTCTTGACGTAGACGTTGATCGGCAAGCCGACCTCGTAGCTGGTGGTGCTTGCGCGGTCAAATGTCACCGAGCCACCACCGCTCACGGTTTCATTGCCCTGTGGTGAGCCATCGGTAATTACATTGAGTGACTTGGCCACATGGGGCAGGCTGCTGGCGCTGGCTGCGGCACCGCCAACAAACGCGCAGTCTGTGAAGTACTCGTAGCCAAACTTCTCAATGAAGTAGCGGTTGACACCGTTGAAACTGCGCCATGTCACCACATAGATCTCGTTGACATCCACGCCTACATCGATGAAAAACCCATCAGTGGTGAATTCGGACGGGCTGGTCACCTGCTGGCTGCGCATGATGCTGAACACCGCCATGCTGCCGTCATCGGTGTTGGTCATCAGCAACAGGTCAGCTTCTTCGGTGCTCGATGCCCGACGCAAGGCAATTCGCTGTGGCCCCTTGAGCAGGTGGCCAGACAGCAGCGAGATGCGCTGAGTGATGTATGTGAGCTGGGTGTCGGAGAACACAAACTCATTGAGCGACTTGCCTTGGCGCTGGATGTAGATCGAGCCAGACTCCACAGACTGTACGCGGGTGCCCGGCTTGATGCCATTGCGGCTCACGTTCTTGAACGTGAAGGTCAGCGGAGTGACTGGATCGGTGCCCTGCTGCGGCACATAGAACTCGCCACCTGTGGTGAACACTTGAAAGTCACGCGAGCTGATGATGTCGGTGATCACGTTCAGATCGTTAGTGTCCAGCGTGGCCTCGACCGCGTCGTCATCGAGCGACTCGGTTGGCACAAAGTCAAAGAACAGCCCGATCTTGGATCCCCAGATGGTCGATGGCCGTGACTTGCTGCCACCGAAGTACAGGCGACCCTCATGGAAGGTGACGGTGCGTGGCCAGCCCTTGGTGGAGCTCCACACATCGACGTAGCCAGTCTCAAGCTCCCAGCTTCCAGAAGCCACCGCAGAGGTGTCAAAGAACGGGTAGTCAGTGATCGCCTTGACCACGGTGGTGCTGACGTACTCAACAATGCGAGCCCGGCCTTGGGTGGCCACGTTGACATACTGGTTGACATTGCCAGCCGAGAACACACCAGCCGAAGCCGTCAAAGTCACGTTGCCGGACACCGCGCTGGGTGTCAGGGTGGCTGCCGGGTTGGTCGCGGCCAAGGTAAATGCGTACTTAGGAATGCTGTCAAAAGTGATGGTGCTGGCTGTCCACAGGGAATCAGATGCACCGCGCACGATCTTGACGGGCGACAAGTCAGGGTGGACGATGATCAGCGTGTCAGCAGATTGCGTCCAGCACATGTCGTCCACGATGTCGCTACCGATGGTTGTGGTCAGGTAATCGTTGCCACTGCCGTTGATGTTGCTAATCCGCACACCATTCTTGACAACGTGCATGCGGTTGTGGGTAAAGCACAGCATGTAGCTGTCTGTCACCGAAAACTGGAAAGGAACCAAGCGCACACCGTTGCCAGCACTGGCAGTGCCACTGTTAGGCAGCTCATGGATATGCTTGGTGCCGGGCCTGCGACGCAGTCCACCTTGGGGCTGGATTAGCACGTTGGTGGCCTTGGCCAGCGCGTTGTTGTAGGCCTGCAGATCAACCCGCGCACGCAGCAAAGGGTCGAGCTCGCCTGTCGCAAAGTTGGTGGTGAACTCTACAAAGCGTGGCATCAGTTCCTCACTGCGATCAGGCTGTAGTCTTCAATGATGCGCACAGGGTTGTTCTGGCCATCGATCTGGGCTGCAGTGCGGAAGTACCCGCCACGGCCATTCTCAGAGATGTCGCCAGTCGCCACGCGCTGCCACTTGGCAGACTTGTCTTGCTGCTCGGTAATGGTCTCAGCAATGTGCCAAGCCACCATGTACTTGAGAAGCTGCACAAAGTACTGCGGCATGGCGTACTCAGGCACGCTGTATTGGTAGTCAATGTAGACGCTGGTCAGGTTGGTGAGCAACTTGTCGCCTTGGATCTCCCAGTCTTTTTGGACCGGGCTGCCGGGGTTGGGGCTGTTGTACACGGCACGCGGGTTGGCCAGCTTGTCGCCGGGCAACTGGTATTCGTAGCGCCAAACAGTTGTTGGGGTGGTGATGAGCTGCGCGAGCTGCACCTTCTTCATGGAGAAGCTCCATGGGTACATGACCAAGGTGGAGTCGCGGATGTCGGGATAGAGTCGGTCGCACACGCTGGACTCATCAGTGCCATCGTTAAAAGACGAAATTGCCTTGGCCCCAATCAGGAGCAAGGCATCAGAACAGATCGATACACCAGTGTCACCAGCGGCCATTGGAACCTCTCAATGTGAGAAGGGCCAGCCTCCGAGAATCCCCAGAAGCTGGCCCGGTTGCAGCGAATCCGACTTAGTCGGTATCGGTTGCGGTAACGGTCACGCCGTCTGTGATGTCCACAACCGAGCCGGTGTTGGAATTCACATAAGCTGTTGACATCACCGGAGTGCCACCCGTTGCCGAGTAGCAGAAGATCAAGTCGCCAACCTTGAGGATGGATGCCACCGAATTGAAATACCCAGAAGCGCGGATCACACTTTGTGCGTCAGTGCTGGTGTAGGTATAAATTGAGGGAGCATTACCAGCCTTTGATTGGCCACCAATTGCATTAAAGCCAGTGCTAGAAAAAGCCATGTCAGTCTCCTAGATCAAGATTCACGGCAGGTAATCGAAACGATACCTTCCGCGTCGATTGCAACAGCGCCAGCACTGAAGACTTCGTTCACCAACCAAGAGGTTTTCTCGGGGATGTAGTTGATCTCAGTGCGCATGGCAATGCCTTCACCGTAGCCGATTGCATCCTTGTGGAATGCATAGCAGGTGCGGTCAAGAGATGCATCGATGGGCAAGCCTCCTTCAGAGCGATCACCCAACACATGGAATGTGAATCCCAAGTAAGTGTTGATCTCGCCTTGCACCAGCGCTTTAACGCTGTTGAAGTCGGAGCTGGTCACGCTGGTCTCGGACAACAAGTTAGCCAAACCATTGCCATGGATGATGATGTTGCGACCATCAGGCGGCACATTGTTTTTGTCCATTAAGCGCTTAGCTTCGCGCAG